AAGAAACAATGGGGTAATAACATGAAGAAGTTCGGCGGTATGCAACTTCCAGGTGGTATCACCATGAACGGTCAAACCATCTTTGATGAAGCGGTACAAGAGATCAAAGACCTTGAAGCATTGATTAGAGATACATACGAAGAACCACCACAGTTTTTGGTAGGCTAATCATGGCAGTCTCCCACTACTTCAATAACTACGCCGCAAATCAGACGCCTCAGATGAATCTGATGCAGGACGTTATTACTGAATCAATCAAAATTATGGGTCATAACATCTACTATCTTCCTAGAGAAGCATGGACAGGTGATGACACAATCTTTGGTGAGAACACAGGTTCAGCCTTCAATCGCGCATACTCAATGGAAATGTATCTAGCCAACGTAACTGGTTACGAAGGTGATGGCGACTTCTTCTCCAAGTTTGGTCTAGAAATCCGCGATACATCTAACTTCATTGTTGCGAGACCAACCTTTCAAAGATATATGCCTTCATCTATTGCAATCAGACCTAGAGAAGGTGATCTTCTTTTCGTTCCTGCTCTTCAGAAGATATGGGAAATTAAGTTCGTCGAAGAAGAATTGATGTTCTTCTCGTTAGGTCAGAGACAACCATACATCTACGAAATGCGTTGCGAATTGTTCCGTTATAGCAATGAGAACATTGACACTGGTGTGGCTGAGGTCGATCACGTTGAACATACACTTGCTTACACCATTCAGTTGAATATGAACCAAGGTTCTGGCAACTATTATGCGAACGAACTTGTTTATCAGGGTGCAAACTTAGCCTATTCTACAGCCAAGGCTGAAGTGAAAGAATGGGATCCTCAGACAAAAATTCTATTGCTGATGAACATCAAGGGCGATTTCGACGCAAATACCAGACTGATTGGTGAAACTTCTAACACCAGATATAATGTAGCGAGTGTCGATGCTCTTGGTGACTATCTTGAATATGATATATATGATAATAGAGAGTTGCAGAATGAAGCTAATACATTCTTAGACTTCACAGAATCTAATCCGTTTGGGCAACCGTAATGCTATATAAACATAAACACCATATCATACCAAGACATGCCGGTGGTACAAATGATGTTTCAAACATTGTTGAACTTACTGTAGAAGAACATGCGGAAGCACACAAAAAACTATGGGAAGATCATGGTAGATGGCAAGATCAAGTTGCATATAGAATGCTTTCAGGTCAAATTTCAGCTTACGAAGCTACAATAGAAGCTATCAAAAAAACGCAGACGGGCAGAAAACATTCTGTCGAATCTATTGAAAAAAGACGACAGTCTAGAATAGGTTCGAAACACAGTGAAGAAACTAAGAAGAAAATTTCTAGCAGTAATAAAGGTAAAACAATATCGGATGTTCAAAAGAAGATTTTGAGTGAGACTCATAAAGGTAAAAGTTTGACAGACGAACATAAAAAAATACTCGGTTTGACACACAAAGATAAACCTAAATCTGAAGAACAAAAAAAGAAAATGAGTGATGCCGCAACTCGTTCATGGACGAAAGAACGTATTGAAAAGGCAAAAGAGAATCAAACGGGCCGCAAACTTTCAGAAGAAACTAAAGAGAAGATAAGGCAGTCTAAATTAGGTCGAAAGCTTTCAGAAGAAACTAAAAAGAAGATAAGCGAAGGTCTAAATAGAAGATTGTTGGAGAAAGGAGAGTTAGTGTCACGTTAAGTAACAGATATTTTTATTTTCAGTTGACGAGGAAGTATGTTATCCTATTCGGTAACATGTTCAATAACATCACACTCAAACGTATAAACAGAGCAACAGATGTTGAAGTTGAACGCATCAAGATTCCTATCATCTATGCACCCAAAGAAAAGTATATTGCTCGTCTCAGATCAGATCCAGATTTGAATCGTGAGATTCAGGTGGCTCTACCTCGTATGTCATTCGAATTGCAATCATTCACATATGATCCTACGAGAAAGCAGAACTCACTTCTGAAGAAAGCCACACCATTATCAAACTCTCAGGTATCATCACAGTATGTTGGTGTTCCTTATGATTTAACTTTTGATCTACATGTTTATACCAGAAACATTGATGATGGTACACACATTGTTGAGCAGATCATTCCATACTTTAATCCAGATTATACTGTAACTGGTGTTATGGTTCCTGAGATGGGATTCTTGAAAGATATTCCTATCATTCTCAACTCTGTAACAAACGATATTGAGCATGAAGGTAACTTCGATGCGGTTCGGTTCGTTACATGGAGATTGAACTTCACTATGAAGGTTCACTACTATGGACCTGTTCAGCCAGCCAATCTGATTCGTTCGAGTATGTCAAACATCTTCAACGATCCAGCATTACAGGCAGGTTACATTGTTAAGATCAATACTGATAATGGCAACGGTGGAACCTTCAAAGTATCGGATACCGTGTATCAAGGCAATACTTATACCACAGCAACAGCATATGGTATAGTTCTTTCATGGGATAACAACAATAACAAACTTACACTAGGCGGCACCCAAGGTACGTTCCAAGCCAATAGCTTTATCAACTCTGTGTCAGCTAATGCACAATACAAAATTACTAGCTTCGATACAACACCAATTAAACTTGTTGGTATCAATGTTACACCTAAACCAAACACAGCCAGTTCAAATAGTGCTTATGGTTATGATACAACCATAACCGAATGGCCTTCGACGAATATATAAAGATATAATGAAGTTTAGAGGTTAACGATGAGAGAAAATATTTTTGTAGGTTTTGATGCCAATGATGGTACAGGCGATACTCTCAGAGTTGCTTTCACCAAAACTAACAACAACTTTAGCACACTGTATGGTAACACCAACTACCTTACAGCAGACTATGCATTGCAACTTACAGATCAAAATCAGATCATGTATGTTACAACCGGCCTTTCAGGTTTAAAAATATACATTCCTGATACGGGTCAAGTTCCATTTCCAGATGGCACTATAATCAGAATCATATCTAAGATGGCCGGTAATGTTGTTGTTACACCAAATGGTAGTGTGTCGATGTATAAGTCAGGCAATAACGTTTCCGCCTCTAGAAATGTCACTACATATGGTGTGGCTACATTGTATAGCCCAACATCGAATGTATGGTACATTCAAAGCGATAGTTTGGTTTAATTATGAAAATTCATGACACATTATCACAGGCTTTAGGCATCGAACATGAGCCTGAAAATCCACCACCTGCAATCATAGAAACGACTGTGATCGAAGATGTTGGAACCGTGGATCAACAAGCCGACTATGTGTTGGCTCGTAAGACATTCCGTGCTTTGATTGATAAAGGTAATAATGCTATCGAAGACCTGACCGACTTGGCTAAGCAGAGCGAAAGCCCTAGAGCTTATGAAGTCTTGTCTACTCTTATGAAAACTGTAGCAGATACAACTAAAGATTTGTATGATCTACAGAAGAAAACTAAAGACCTTAACAAAGAAGATAAGTCTAGACCGCAAGATGAACAACGTATCAATGTAGAGAAAGCCGTCTTTGTTGGCTCTACCGCAGAACTACTAAAACAGGTTAAGGCTAATGGCGAGGTTTGAAGGTTATCAAGGTAACCCTAATCTACCTAGAGAAGATTACATTCACTCGTTTACCCAATTTGAGGTGGATGAGTTCATTAAGTGCGCCAATGATCCTGTTTACTTTGCTACAAACTATATGAAGATCGTCACTCTTGATTATGGTCTAGCACCATTCAAGATGTGGGACTTCCAGAAAGAAATGCTCACCACATTTCATGAGAACCGCTTCTCTATCTGTAAACTACCTCGACAGGTCGGTAAGACAACCACATCGGTAGCATTGCTTCTTCATTACATTCTCTTCAATGAATCTGTAAGCATCGCCATTCTCGCTAACAAGTCCAGCACAGCCCGTGAAATCTTAGGGCGACTTCAACTGGCTTTCGAATACCTACCTAGATTCCTTCAGCAAGGTATCAAAGAGTGGAACAAAGGTTCTATCGAACTTGCTAACGGTTCTAGAGCAATCGCCGATTCAACCTCAGGCTCATCTGTCCGTGGTAGAACATTCAACGTCATCTTCCTTGACGAGTTTGCATTCGTGCCGAACAATATCGCTGAAGCCTTCTTCATGTCAACCTACCCTACAATTTCTTCTGGTTCTAACACGAAGGTTATTATCGTCTCTACACCAAACGGTATGAATCTCTTTTATAGGATGTGGATGGATGCGGTTGAGAAACGAAGCGACTATCTTCCAATCGAGATTCACTGGTCAATGGTTCCGGGTAGAACACAAGAATGGAAAGAACAGGTTATCAGAAACACATCTGAAGATCAGTTCCGTCAAGAATTTGAGTGTGAGTTTATCGGTTCTACGAACACGCTCATTCATCCAACTAAGATTAGAACACTAGTGTTCCAGAACCCTGTCACAAAAGAAAACTATCTGGATATCTACGAGTTACCTCAAGCCGGTAAAACTTATGTCATATCTGTTGATGTGGCTGAAGGGCAAGAGAAAGACTACTAAACCTTCTCGGTCCTCGATGTAACTCA